TTCATATTATATTTGTCCTATCATATTTGTGTTTAAATCCCTTTCTGAAAGGATGGGTTTCTCTGTAGGCCAGGGAATATTTAAAGATGGTTCATTCCATCTAACCGTGATTTGCTCTTGTGGTCCATTGTATTTGTGAGACCACTTATAAAAAAACACACATTTATCCGATATGCAAAGATGACCATTCAAACACCCAGAAGGAACTAAAACCATCGTTGGGTTTTCATCGGACAGTTCAAAAGTCTTTATTTTTTTATATGTTGGAGAACCTTTTCTAATATCAACAACAGCTAAAAATATACTGCCGTGTAAGCACGAAATCAGTTTAGATATTTTAAAATCTCCGTGAAGCCCTCTCAATACATTTTTAGTCGATACAGTTACCTTGTCTTCTACAAAGCTAGGCAAGAGTTCGCAGTCTTCGTAAATAGACCAGATCTCACCCCTGTTATCGTTAAACGTATCAAGCTGTATTTCAAGCAAGCCATCAATGTTGTGGTTTGTAATATTTTTTACATACTTCATGGAAGAAATTTACATTGAATACCATCATATGGCAATTCACTATCATTTAAAAAGAAATACTTATTAACATTCTCCAATAATTTTTCGGGATACTTAGCAAAACCAGACTCATCATAGGCACTGGGATTGTGGGGCATAATATTGTTACATTCCTCATATCCAACACCCACACGATATGCTTCTTTATCATTGATAAATTCTCTAGCATCTCGATTGTAAAGTAAGTTATTCCAAGCATTACGATGCACAGTAGAACTGTGTGAAAATCCTGACGACGCACCATCAATGCTAACGTGATGTCGCACTTGTCTATCTGCCATAATCACCCATCTTTGGGACGAGGCAGCAGCAATATAATTAAAAACAGACTCAGAGCAGTGAGCCGCAAATACATCAGGCTCTATTTTTTGTTTACAATTTTGAAATATCTCATTACTAAATAAATGCACGTGTTGGTTAATTGACTTGCCAATAGGAATTACATAATCCTCACCAACAATCTGCATTTCATCTGTTGAATGTTTAAATTTTGGATCAAGAATATTCAGTGCCTCATCTGTATCCACTTGAACAGCTACAATACCATTTGGCCCCGACTTTAAACAATCATAAGCTTTTTGAATAATATCCTTGTCTTCAAACCAACAACCAGAATCCACATACATATAGGATTCAAAATCGCCATAATGTTTTACAGTCTCTTGACAAGCCTTATTAAAAGTAATATTTACAGTGTGTAATTCTGGTGTTAGGCAGTAAGAAATCTTTTTCCCAAATGTCTGCACAAGTTGACGAATGCAATCAGTGCTATTTCGACACGAAGATAGGACAACCCTACACCCTTCAAAATCTTGCTCCAAGAAGGTGTTTATACATTTTATGTAATGTTCTGTATTGTCACCCCTAATTCCACAGGTGTTATATACCAGTAATACTTTATTATCCATTGAGTTTTCCACCTATATATCTGCACTCAATTGCATCATAATCTAATTCTTCTTTTGATAAAAATAAATATTTTCTTATGGTTTCACTTAAACGCCTTGAATCTTTGCAGCGACCATCCTGATCGTATGCTTCTGGGTTGTGGGGCATAATACCGGCACACTCCTCATACCCTAAACCAGCAAGATATGCCTCCTTGCTATTAATCATATCATATGCATCGCGGCCATAAAGCAGGTTATTCCAAGGATTATTTTTAACCATTTGCCCTGTTTTATCCTTGGCCTCAACCCGGTGTTGAAACCCAGACGATGGGCCATCAACTGCTTTTAAGTGTCTGACTTGCCTGTCAGCCATTATAGCCCACCTCATATCAACAGAGGAAGCAATATAATTTAATACAGATTCAGAACAAAACGCTGCGAATATATCTGGGTACAGCTTATTGTACTGTTTAAATATTTTATTGTTAAACACAGCAGTGTGTTGATTCACTGATACACCAATTGGCACAACCAAGTGTTCATCTTTAACTTGTATCTCTCTAGATTCATAAACGTAAGGTGGGCCAAGATTTTCTAAACATTCATCAGTATCTGTTTGCACCACGACAATGCCATAATCATTATCAACCATTGTTTTATGGGCTGATCTGAATATGTCTTTCTGTTCGTCCATAATACAACCAGAGTCAATATACATATAACCGTCAAATTCACCAAAATATTTAACGGATTCTTGCACTGCTTTGTTAAAGGTGATGTTGACAGTGTGCAATTGCGGAGTTAAAAAATATGATATTTTATTGCCGAATTTCTTGTATACCTGCTCAATACACCTGGTACTGTTTCTGCAAGAAGATAAAACAACTTCCGTACCATCCAGATCTTGATCAATAAGTGTTTCAATTGATTTAATGTACCAATCTGTTTTATCGCCAGAAACACCACACGTATTGTATACAGCTAATAATTTTCTGTTATTCACTTGTTTTTCCAAATAAAATCAGTTCTTTGACAACCTTAGCAGAAACCTTTTCACCAGAAATGTGAAAATTCTTTATTTTACTATCTGTCGCACATTTTTCTAAGATAACGTCTGCGGCATCTTCAATCAACATTAACTCTATTTGACCGTATGCGCCGATATCTCTATCTCGAAAACTCTCAAATACACCTTTCCCAACAAGCGTGGGTAAGCGTATTATAACAGAGTTTTCATTGTTTATTAACAAATAAGATTCAGATAAATGTTTGTAATAATTGTACCAATTGTTTTTTTGTGACGAAGTTGAAACAAAAACAATTCTTTTATCCTTGTGGTTATCCACAAACGACACAAACTTGTTATACTCTTTAATTTGATTTGACTTAGATTTGTCGTCTATGTTCCAAGTATGATACAAATATATATCTTCGTTGGTGGTATTAAAATTAGAAATTTTATTAGACAGGGCATTTCCTAATTGACCCCGACCATTAACTAATTTAATCATATAAAGTCTGGATGATTGATTTCCTTTCTAATCTCTTCTTGGATTTTTACAACTTCTTTCTTGTTTAAATTATCTTTGTTTTTATAAAGTTCCCACATTATTTTATTGCTTTCGTGTGGTTTACAAAGTTTAGTGCAATTTTTAAAGCACTCGACATCTTCAATCTGGCTCATAATGCTTTGCCTAGATTCCATATCTTTCCATATTTCTTTAAATGATTTACCATCGTAGAGGCTACCATAGCTATATTGCTTCCAACCTCTATGATTGGTGCATACATATACGTGACCATCAGCGCCAACGCAGGGAGACAACTGAGAACCTAAACATTTCTTATAGTTTCTTCCGTATAGCTCCGTGTCGTTCTCTAGATCGTTAAACTTATATCCATTGACTTGAAATTTTTCTCCCAAAATCGCTTTTGCTTTCTCTAATCTTGGTTCAACTTTTTCTAACCAAAATTCTTTGTCTCTTTGAATACCGCCGTCTTCTCGTATGATAATTTCTGGCTTATACTGACAATATTTTAAATCAAAATCAGCAAACACCTCTGCAAAGTCAACAATCTCCTCGTATGTATCTGGAGAAATTACAAACCCCACACCAATATCTATTTTATTGCCTCTCTCCTTATTGGTATCAACTAACTTACTTACACTCTTCAACATTTGATCCCAATCTTGTCTTACAGAGGCCCTTCTAACAGAATTATAAGTTTCTTTAGTTCCTGCATCTACCGAAACGCGCACCCAAGTCATATTATCAACTAGGGCCTCATACAAATCCCTCTTTTCAAACAACACACTGTTAGTGAACATCCCCATCTTAATACCATTGCTTCCACAATATTGAATTGCTTCTTTAAGGTGCTTGTTTAGGGTTGGCTCGCCGCCACCAGTCCAATTAACCGCCCTTACACCCATCTCAACAAAGTCTTTGCAAAGATTTAGCAACATCTCTCTCGGCATAACTGCCCTAGAAAATGTCTCTGTTCCTTTATATTTAGAAAAATGTATGTATGAGGATAAACAAAAACTACACGCATGATTGCAAGCATTCGATGGATCTACTTCAACCAACACAGGGGAAGTGTAGCCTGTTTGCAAATGCTCCACAGCACGATCCATATTGCACAATATCTTTGCTTGTGGGTTGAATATAGAAGTACCTTTTTTTAAAATATCTTCTATTTTCATAACTCTAATCTTGTGTTTGTAACCAGTTCTGGAAATATTCTGTTGGATCTTCAAAGTAGGAACGAATAACTGTGTCGAAATATTCTCTCGCAGCAAATGCCCTGTCTTTCAACTCAGATATTGGTGTATCATAAATTATATTTAGCTTCTCATCAAGCTCTTCTGGTGTTAAATCCTTTCCTGTTATTCTGTACACAAAATCCAAATCATATTCATCCTCACCAACCAAAAAATAGTCGTGATCTGATATTAGGACTGGCACTCGTGTATAGTAGCAACTTTCAATCAACCTGACACTATCGATACCACTTCCTCTGGGGCATAAAGAAATAAGATTATTTTTCATTGTCTCAATATAATCGCCTTGTACTTTGCCACCAATTTCTGATGGACCTGCCCATCTTCTATTAACGTGAAGTTCTTTTTTAAAACTAGACTTATGAAGTGTGTATACCATCATAGCTCTAATCTTGTGATTCATATAGCCCCTGAATCCAAAGGACTTTTCATTAGGAACTTCAAACTTCTCATTTCGATTCTTAATAATGTCCAACAACAAATATGAAAAAGTTGGCCTAGCAAACAACTTATCTACGTTTTCGTACTGCTTTAATGGACCCATTGTTGTTATAATTGACTTATGAAGCCATTCTGGAATTGGCATTCCGCCTTCGCCCTCTACATCACATATGTGTCTATCTTCATTGCCCTCAAAATACTTGAATTGATTTCTTTTAATCACATTAAATTTATTGTTTTGTAACTGGCCCATATAAAAATAATCGGCTACATCTGGGCTTGTTACTTGACAATGTTCCTTAATGCCCTGATTACTTAATGGCACGGTGTTTTTATAAATATCCACCTCATCGTGGACGTGTGGTTTGGCATTATCGTATATAAATAATTTCATTCCCTAATTGTCCTTCTTTTTAAAGATACTTGGCATAGGAGGAGCCTGAGAGATATCCAGTGGTTTAATAAGCATATTATTATAAAACTCCTCTCTTGGAAGGTACGGATACATATCCTCAACCGGAGTGCCCCATCCAACAATCTTAGGCTCATATGTGTGCCACTCGTGACAGTTTAAATCACAAAGAACGCCGCCGTCATAATCCAAAAGCTGCCTAATCTGCTGTCGAACCTTATCATAATCAGTACCGTCGTCAATAACCATCGTGTCCATACCAAAAGCTTTAGCAACCTTTATAAAATCTGGTGGGTTGTAACCTTTCGGCCCACAAGCTTCGCTGCGTCCTTCAAAGTTAACTTCTTGAAAAGCTTTAGTAATCCCATAGATGTGGTTATTTAATACAATTGTCTTTACATTGACTCCATAATTTATAATTGTTTGTAGCTCTTGGATGTTCATACACATTCCACCGTCACCAATCACACAAACAACATTTTGCTTTTTGTCAGAGGCAAACCAAGCCCCCATTGCTGCAGAAAATGAAAACCCCATTGGAGAGTTGCCATTATTAGTAAAATAAGATTGACCTGTTTTTGTTTTAAATGAGTGATTAATAGCCACCACATTGCCACCACAATCACCAACTAAAATGTCATTAGGGGCCATCTCCTCAGAAAGAATTCTTAAAAATGCGTAAGGATTTACATATTTGGTGGGCTCAAACATATCTGCGCTAACAGGATCGTATTGTTCACGCCAGTCAATAACT